GATCCGGCAAAAGAGTTTAGATGCGCTGGCTCTAGTGCCAGATAAATCAATTGACTTTGTATATATTGACGGCAATCACCAGCATGATGGCGTTGCAAGACATACAGGGCTGGCTACCCAAGGTGAAGGCTGGCGGGATTATGTCTGGACACGATTACAATATGCAGACTGTTAACGATGCCGTTTCCAAGGTTTTCCCAGGCCAAGAGGCGTTTCTGTTTGTCGACCATAGCTGGGCAATACCAGTATGAGAAAACTCCGCAGAGGCGACACAAGAGAAGACGGAATGATATTCTGGTCATACTCATTCAACAATGAAATATGGCTAACACCAGAAAAACTGGCAATACGCAACCAGAAAAAATTAGCTTGGCAAAGAAAGAATGTTGATCCAATACAAAACAGAAAAAATGTAATGGAGTGGACAAAAAATAATTATGCTAGGAAGCTTGCGCGTGTCAGAAAATACCAAGCAATCAAGAGAAACTCAAAAGTATTGTGTGGCAAAAGCAATGTAATACATACTTTTTATGAGGCAGCCCGAAGGGTTGGGTGCTTAGGAATAAAATTTCACGTAGATCATATTGTCCCGCTTTCACTAGGCGGTTCTCATCATCAAAACAATCTGCAATGGGTTCCATATATTTGGAATCTATCAAAGCATAACAGGGAAAGCGGAAAGATATTTTCACTGTAAATGATTTATGATAAAACTATTGAGAGCATTTAAGTTTTTTATCCGCCAACAAGAGTGGGTTAACGAGCCTGTGTGGAACAGCGAAGACGAGAAGGCGTGGACAAACTTTCTGTCCACACCTACTGGCAAGAAGCTTAGTCTTATACTTTTGAACCTTACCTTACGCCAAAACGCATCCGCAGTAATGAAAAAGCAAGAAGAACTTGCGGAGGCGTGTGGGCGTGCTAATGGATATAGGGCATGTGTTGCGACCTTAGAATCGCTCGCATCCCAAAAACTCAACTCCGCCATCCCAGGCTACGGGGACGGATCGGATGAACCAGTAGCCGAATAACCTTTAGGTAGAATGACTCCCTACCGACAAGTGTAAGAAAGGGTCAAAATGGCGGAATTGACTAACCTATCCGAAGCAGATGTATTGGCTTTAGCGAAGGCGGCAGATGAAGGCACGGAACTCGCGCCCACCCTGTCACAAGTTGAAGCGGTAACAGAAACTAAGGAGACGGCCAGCGGCGATACCTTGGAGACACCCGCGACTCCCGAAACCACCGAAACTAAATCCACATCAGATGATGTGGTGACGGATGAGGTCCCTAAGACTGAAACCGTATCAACCAAAAGTTCTTTAACAACGCAATCTGATGAATCCAAGTCGGAGTCGGCTTCCGAAAAGAAGCCAACACGATATGAGAAAGCAAAGTCGCGTCTTGAAAAGGAATGGGAAACACTGCGAGCAGAGAAAGCCAAGTTGCAGGCCGAGCGGGAAGCCGCCCAGGCCTCGGTTGGAAAAGCTGCTGCGCAGGAGAAACAAACTTCAACTCGCAAGTTTAGCGCGGAAGATTATCGGGAAGCAGCAAAGAGCTACCGTGATGAAGGCCGCGATGATCTTGCAAAACTCGCTGAAAACAAAGCCAGCGAGATTGAGGTTGAGTACAGGAAAGAGCAAGAGGAGAATGTCAAAGGCGAGCTAAAGTCCGCCTGGGACAAGAACCTTTACGAAGAGGTCGAGGCTAACCCCGATCTCAAAGACTCTTCCACCAAACTTTACAAGGCGGTATCGGAGATGCTACAGAACCACGCCATCCTGCGTAATTACCCAGCGGGGATTAAGGATGCGGTGGGCATCGCCAAGATTAGGCTTAAAGCGGAGTCCGCCTCCGATTTGGAAAAGAAGGTTGCAAAGTATGAGTCAGAATTGGCTCAACTTAGAAAGGCCACGACACCGGCAAGCGGTCAGCCTTCTGCACCCGCCCGACAGAAACAGTTTCACGAACTGTCCAGCAATGAACAGGAAAAGGAGTTGTTACGAATGGCAGCGGAAGCAGACAGGATGGGAGTTTGACAGGTTAGTGGTACAGGAAAAATAAAATGGCTAATGTTACTACAGGCTCTGTCTCTTCACAGTTTCAGGCCTTCTTCTCAAAGTCACTCTTAGAGAGGCAAATCCCCTTGCTCCAGATGGAGCAGTTTGCCCAAAAGGTTCCGTATCCGACGAAAACTGGCGGCAACAAAACCGTCCGTTTCTTCCGATTCGACAACCCCAGCATTGCTTCAATCATCTCGCTGTCGGAAGGCACGAGTCCTACTGCTGGTACGGGCGAGCGTCAGCTCACCCTCTCCACAGTCGAAGCCACGTTGGAACAGTTCGGATCTAGCATCGTCCTCACCGACGTATTGCTGGCCACCGAGCTATTCAATCACTTGGCCCAGGCGACTAAGCAACTCGGTGAAGATGCAGCTCTCCATGCCGACACCCTCTCGCACCGCGCGTTGGTGTTGAACACGACTGCCTCCACGACTGCTGGTACGACTGTCTCCACGTCGTCCTACGTGCGCTACGCACAGAACGGAACCAACGGAACCAACTTCCAAGCGGCATCCACGGCTAACGCCGCGATGACTGCTTTGGATCTTCTGGATGCCGCGACTGCCCTCAAGGTCAACCGCGCTCCCAAGATCAAAGATGGTTACGTCCTCGTTGCTCCTCCTCAGGTCACCCGTGACTTGATGAACGACGATGACTTCCTGCGCGTTTCGTCCTACAGCACCCCCGAAGCCATCTACAAAGGTGAAGTCGGTCGTCTGTTCGGCGTGAGCGTAATCGAAACTACCAACAACTTAACGGCTGGTACTGCCGCTTTCGGTGTAAACACCGAGGCAACCGGCTCTAACTTTGCAAGCATCGTACTCGGTGGGCAAGCCTTCGGCGTGCCTCACATGACAGCGGTTGCGGCCACTGGCTCGCCTTACGCGCCTAAGGTCACAATCCTCGATGCTCCTGACAAGTCGGACATCTACGGTCAGCGCACCATCGCATCGTTCAAAACCTTCTATACTGCGAAGCAATTGAACCCTGCGTTCTATCGCGTTGTCTGGTCGAAGTCTAACTTCGCCTAAGTTATCTATATGGGAGCCATGCTAGTAATCGGTATGGGTCCTCGGAAAGCTGGGGAGGGTAAAACCTCCCCAGCCTCTTCCAGCGAGAAATCTATGCCCAAGGAAGGTCTTGTTCGCTTGCCTATGTCCATGCTTGAGATGGATGGTGGTGAAGGCGAGATGACTCCTCCAGAGGCGGGTGACTCGGTGGAACTCACTGGCACAGTCGAAAAGGTTGACGGCGATACTGTCTTCGTCCGCATCAATGATGCGATGGCGGAAGCAGAGCCGATGGCTGAAGTAGATGAAGAGTCAGAGATGTCCGAAGAGGATAAAATGCGTAAGTTGGCAGAGGAAGCTGACGAGGAAAGCTACAGCTAATGCCGATCTACCAGTACACCGACACCCGTAACGGATCAGTCGTTGAACTGGAGAAAACGGTTGCTAAGAGGGATTCAGTCCCTAGCTATCTGAGAAGGTCGACTGTGCCACAACGTTTGACAGTATTTGGAACGGGAGAATCCCCGACCGATCCAACGCTGTCGAATACATCAACAATTATGAAGGGGTACTACAAACAAGAACAAAAACTTGGGAGTAGGTTCAAAAGCGACTTTAGCGCGGATCAAGTGAAACGTGCCTGGGGTCGCAAAGGAGATTAATATGTCAGATAGAAATGTTCGTAGCGGACAACTTGCCAAGAGCAGGCCGTTTAAGGTGAATAGCAAAGCCGAGACACAGCTTGTGGAAATCACCAGCGTGGCTACTGGCGGAACATTCAGCACGAATGCTACCAGCACTGGCGCATTGTTGCTCAAAGTAAACGGAACAGCGGTAAAGATTCCGTTCTACACAGCGTAAGGTTATGTCGCGACTTCTATCCAGAATCGCGCTAGGCGATGCTGGCACGACCATTGCAGTTTCCAGTTCTACAAGCACTGGGGCTTTCGATGGCGTGACAGCGTTGACTGGTGGGACAATAACCATCTCTGTTAGCGGAACATCATCCACGGGTGTTGCCTTTGCTGCTGGCTCAACTTTGACGGTGA